GCGGCCAACAAGTCCGCGCTGATGAAGCCGCTGCGCGACATGGCCAAGTCCGTGCTGTTCGCCGGCCAGCAGTTCCCCGGCGACATCCAGCCCCCCGAGGACGACGACATCACCCTGGTCTGGTCGAGCCCGACCAAGGTCGAGGCCTACCTGACCGTCCGCCCCTACAACTGCCCGAAAGACCTGACCGCAAACATCGCGCTGGATCTGGCCAGCGACGACGAGGAGTAAGCCATGGCCCGTATCAGCGGCATGAACTTCGACGTGAACCTGGGCGACCTCCAGGTGCACGTCGAGAAAGCCACCCTGGACATCACCGACAATTCCACCGTAGCGCAGACCGGCGGCGTGCCCGACGGCTACGTGGACGGCGACGTGTCGGCCAAGGGCGAGTTCGAGCTGGACAGTTCGAACTTCTCGGTGCTGATCCAGGCCGCCAAGAGCGCCGGCAGCTTCCGCAAGCTGTCGACGATGGACATCGTCTTCTTCGCCAAGGCCGGCGACGACGAGTTCCGTGTGGAAGCCTTCGGCTGCCGGCTGACCGTCTCCAGCCTCCTGGACATCGATCCCAAGGGCGGCGCGAAGACGGTCCACAAGGTGCCGTTCGAGGTCACCAGCCCCGACTTTATCCGCATCAACGGCGTGCCCTACCTCGACGCCAGCGAGATCGAGGGCCTGCGCTGATGGGTGACTGGATGGACCGGGCGCAACAGCGTGAGGCCCTGGAGCTGGAGCGCGCCCTGCAGGCGCGCCTGGCGGCCATCCGTGCCCCCGGTCCCAGCCTTTCCGAGTGCATCGACTGCGACGACGAGATCCCGCCCGCCCGGCAAGCCCTGGGCGGCGTCCGCCGCTGCGTCACCTGCCAGACCAAGCACGAACGCGAGTACCGCCAATGACCACCACCAGCCCCTGGCCGAACTTCAGCTACGCCGAGCTGCGTTGCAAATGCGGCCGCTGCAGCAGCGACGGCCGCGAGATGGACCCCGCCTTCATGGCCGAGCTGCAGAAGCTGCGCGACCTGTACGGCAAGCCCATAACCATCAGCAGCGCCTACCGCTGCCCGAAACACCCGGTGGAGGCGAAGAAGGCCGAACCGGGCGAGCACACCACCGGCCAGGCCGTGGACGTGGCCATCCGCGGCGGCGACGCCCTGGAGCTGCTGCGCCTGGCCCTGTCGCTGAAGTTCACCCGCTACGGCATCAGCCAGAAGGGCGCCGGGCGGTTCCTCCACCTCGGGATGGCCCCCAAGGGCGGCCGCCTACCCAGCCCGGCACTCTGGAGCTACTGAATGCGCAACGTCCTCGCCACTGTCCTGGTGCTCGCTGCGCTGGCCGTCGCCGTAACCGGCTGCAGCACGGAAAGCACCATCGCCCGCACCGCCTCCACCCTGGTGGCGGCCTACTGTCAGGCGCCGGAGCCGACCCGCGTGCTGCTGCGCGCGCAGATCGCCGCTGACACCGCGCCCAACGCCATCCGCGTGGAGTGCGCCGCCGATGCCCTTTGAAAGCGAACTGGATTTGCGCTCGCTCCCCCAGCGCGACGCCTGGCGTGTGCTGCGCCCGCTGCAGTACCGCCTCGCCGACTGCCGCCTGATCGTGGTTCCCATCGGCTACGTCACCGACCTTGCCAGCGTGCCGCGGATCGCCTGGCGCATCGTCCCGCGCGACTACGCCCCGGCCCGCAGCCCCGCCGTGGTGCACGACTACATCTACACCAACCTGACCCATCGCTTCACAAAGGCCGAAGCCGACCGGATCTTCTACGACGCCCTCCTGGAACAGGGGGCGCCGAAGCTGCTGGCCTGGCTCATGTGGTGCGCCGTGCGCATCGGCGGCCGCGGCAACTGGGGGCGCTGATGGAACTGTCCGCCGTGGCCGTCAGCATCCTGCTGATGCTGACCGAGCTGGTGCTGACCGCCGTGGTCGGCTTCCAGGCGCACCTGTTCAAGCAGATCAGCGCCGCCCGCCGCGAGCACCTGGAGTTCCGCATCGAGGTCGCCGAGCGCGAGTACGTGCGTGCAGAGCACATCGACAAGGCGATGGAGAAGCTGGAGGACCGGCTGGAGCGACGCCTGCAACACCTTTTCAACCAACCCACCCTACGGAATCACTCCCAATGAGCGAACGCGCCGAAATCACCCTGGAGATCTCTGGCCAGGACTTCACCTTCAACCTGACCCCGCAGGACGTCACCAAGTACTTCAACGCCGTCACCGCGAATAACAAGGTGGCGCCGTCCCACAACCTCCTGGTGCAAACCGTCCAGCAGGAACAGCTGGCCGCCCTCAAGGCCCACCTGGTCAACCCGGTCACCACCATGAAGATCGCCGGCACCCTCCTCGAGGAGTACGCGCCGGATGTTGAAGTCACCGTAAAAAAGCGCTCGGCCACGCTGAGCGCCTGACCGAGGACGGCCTGGGCCAGCTGATGGCCCTGGTCGCGCGCTGGCTACCTGGAGCGGAGCCCACGGTGGAGAACCTGGGCACCGCGAAGTGGCTGGAAGACGAGCACTGGCGCCGCATGGAGATCGCGGTAGCCAACGGCATCGCCAAGGCCTTCCAAGGCTGACGAGACCCCGCAATGAGCGCTGACACCACCAGCAAACTCGACTTCATCCTGCGCCTGGTCGACCATGTCACCGCCCCCGCGGCCAAGGTCAGCAAGCAGCTGATGGACGTGGCCGAGGTCGGCAAGACCGGATTCGCCCAGGTCGGCGCCGGCGCCGCCGGCATGGTCGGCAGCGTGCTGGCCCTGCAGGAGAGCCTGGCGCCCGCCCGCGAACAGATGATGGCGGTAGGCGAAGTGCGCTCGCTCGGCGTCGCGGAAGACGCCCTGGAGGCCCTGCAGCGCAAGTCAATGGAGTTCAGCGTGGCCTACGGCGCCAACGCCACCGACTTTGTCCGCTCTGCCTACGCCATCGAGGGCGCCATCAAAGGCCTGACCGGCGACCAGCTGGCCCTGTTCACCAACGCCTCCAACGTGCTGGCCAAGGCCACCAAGACCGACAGCGAGACCATCTCGGCCTACATCGGCACGCTCTACGGCTTCAACAAGGCCCAGGCCGACGCCATGGGCAAAGGCCAGTGGGTGGAGCAACTGGCCGGGCAGAGCGCCCTCGCCGTGAAGATGTTCCGTACCACCGGCCAGCAACTGGGGGACGCCTTCAAGGCCACCGGCATCGGCGCATCCGCCGCCGGCGTCGACCTGTCCGAACAGCTGGCAGTGCTGGGCACCCTGGGGACCACCATCGAGGGCGGCGAGGCCGGCGGGCTCTACAAGGCCTTCTTCGAGAACATCGCCAACGCCGAGAAGAACCTGGGCATGCAGTTCACCGACAGCCAGGGGAAGCTGATGCCCATGCTGCAGATCCTGGACAAGCTCAAGGGCAAGTTCGGCGACCTGTCCAAGCAATCCGACCTCAATGCCATCACCGCCGGCTTCGGCGGGGAGGCGGCGCGCCTGATCGTCACCCTGATGAAGGACACCGACCGCTTCCGCGACGGCCTAGACCGCCTCGGCAAGGTCCAGGGGATGGAGCAGGCCACCACCATGGCGAAGGCCATGGTGGATCCGTGGGAGCAGTTCGGCGCCATGCTGCAAAACGTGCGTATCGTGCTCGGCCAGGTGCTGCTGCCGGTCCTGAACCCGCTGATCGCCAAGATCACCGCGGTGGGCACCACCTTCCAGCGCTGGGTGGTGATGTTCCCCAACATCAGCCGCTGGCTGGGCTACATCACCCTCGGCGTGCTCGCCCTGGTGGCCGCCGCCGGCGGCCTGACCATCCTCGGCGGCCTGCTGTCGGTGCTGTCCGTGCTGGCCAGCCCCGTGGCGCTCCTGGTGTTCGGTATCGGCGCCCTGGTGGTGGCCGTCGGCGCCGCGATCCTCTACTGGGACCAGCTCAAGGCGAAGTTCGGCGACACCGGCTGGTTCCAGGTGCTGCTGACCGTGATCACGCCAGTGGTGCTCGCCGTCAAGATCTGGTGGGCCGTGATGCAGCTCGGCTGGATGGCCCTGCAGAAGCTGTGGCAGGTCGGTGTCGCCGTGGTTGGCTGGCTGGGCGAGCTGCTGGGCGCGACCACCGGCGCCTCCGGCGCCTGGGACGCCCTGGTCTTGGCTTTCACCAACATCTCGCCGTTCGCGCTGCTGGGCAAGGTCCTGAAAGGAGTGATCGCCCTCCTGAACAAGATTCCCGGCGTGTCCATCGACACCAGCTTCGCGGACCTGCCCGAGGCGCCAGGCAGCAGCCAGGCGATGACCGCTGCCGAGCGGGCCAGCGCCGCGCAGAGGATGCAGCAGACCATCAATGCAGCCATCCCTAGCCTGTCGCCCAACCAAGCCACCGCAGTGCCGCCCGGCGGCCTGTTGACCACCATTCAGAACAACGCGAGCCAGGCCAAGACCCAGCACATCGAGAAAGTGGAGATCCACACCAGCAAACCGATGTCGCCCCTGGAGCTGGATCGCATGCTGGAGATGAGCGCCGGATGAGCCTCTACATCGACCTGCTGATCACCGACAACGACCTGAGCCTGGATCCGGCCCGCCTGCCCCAGCTGGTGGACGACCGGGCCAGTATCGCCCAGGACATCGCCCACATGATCCGCGAAAGCGGCCTGCTGGTAACTCTCGTCGCCGAGCGCGACCGCTTCCGCCAGCGCGACTGCATCCAGCAGTTGGAGCTGCTGGTGGAGGCCGACGAACGCCTGGTGCCCGGCACGGCCCGCATCACCGCCCAGGACGTGGGCGTGTACCTGGTGACCGCGCGCACCGTTGAATTTGGAGACATCGAGGTGACCCTGTGACCGTGGATTTCAAGCAGGCGCTGGCAGATGCCGGCATCCCGACCACCGAGGCAGGGCTGCGCCAGGCCTGGGAAAGCGAGGTCACAGCGCAGGGCAGCACCCTGAGCAACACCAGCGCCTACTCGCCATTCTGGCGCCTGGTTACCGCCCTGGTGACCAAGCCCGTCCTGTGGCTGCTGGAGTTCATCAGCGGCACCGTGCTGCCCAACTTTTTCGTGAAGACCGCCACCGGCGCCTGGCTGGACATGCTGGCCTGGGCGGTGAACGTGGAGCGCAAGGCCGCCACCAAGGCACAGGGCAGCATCCTGTTCACCCGCCTGCAGCCGGCCGGGGCGCTGGAGGTGCCGGTGGGCACCGTCGTGCAATCCGCCGCCATCAACGGCCACGCCTACCAGTTGGTGACCACCAGCGCGGCGACGTTCACCGACGGCCTGCTGCAGCTGGAGATCCCGGTGGAAGCCATGGAAGCCGGCGCCGGCTACAACCTGGCGCCCGGCTACTACGCGATCCTACCCACGCCGTTGCCTGGCATCGCCCAGGTGGTGAACCTGGAGGGCTGGCTGACCACACCCGGCGCCGACGCCGAGCCCGACAGCGAGCTGCGCCTGCGCGTGCGCAACCAGTTTTCCGCCGTCAACCAGTGGCACACCGACGCCGTGTACCGCGCCATGATCGCCGCCTTCCCCGGCGTGCGCCCGGACGGCGTGTACTTCGACCACAACGCCCCGCGCGGGCCAGGTAGCGCCAACGCCTTCGTGCTGTTCGAAGCGGGCGTGCCGGCGGACACGTTCCTGGAGCAGATCAACGCGCACATCCGCGACGGGGGCAACCACGGCCACGGCGACGACCTTCAGGTGCTGGTCATGCCCGAGACGCTGCACGACATCAGCGTGCAGGTGTGGCCGCTGTCGACGCTCACCGCCGAGCAGCTGCTGGCCCTGCAGACCAACATCGAGCAGTTCATCCGTGCCGCCTTCCGCGAGAGCACGCAGAGCGACTACGCGCCGACGCAGCCCTACCCGCAGTCGCGCTTCTCGTTCAGCCGCCTGGGCGAGGAGCTGCACCAGCAGTTCCCCGGCATCGACTCGCTGCGCTTCGACAATGCCGACATCGTGTCGGAACTGAGCGTGCCCCGTATCAACGCCCTGGAGGTCGCGCTGCAGTGATCAAGCTCGACTTGCCCTTCTGGATGGCCGGCGCCGAGCTGTCGAAGCTGCGCGCCGCAGCACAGACCTGGTGGGAAAAGGTGGAAGGCTGGCTGCGCTGGCCGCTGCTACAGCTGGACGCCGACACCTGCCACCTGACCATCCTCGACCTGATGGCCTGGCAGCGCGATATCACGCGCTTCCCGGGAGAGTCGGAAAGCCTGTACCGCAAGCGGGTGAAGTTCGCCTTCATCAACGCCGTGGACGCCGGCAGCACCGCCGGCATGAAGCGGATCCTGGTGCGCCTCGGCGTCGGCTACGTCGAGATCGAGGAGCGCCTGGAAGACCGCGACTGGGACGTGGTGGTGCTGCGCCTGACCGACTCCCAGCTGGCCCGCAACGCCGAGCTGCTGCGCGTGCTGATCCAGCAGTACGGCCGCACCTGTCGCCGCTACGACTTCGTGACCATCACCCCGCTGTCCGTCGGCGTGGCCCTGGTCGACTTCAACGACGACCAGCAGACGCTGGTCGCCACCCTGTAGGAGGCCCCGATGGCCCGTATCACCCTGGCCGGCGAAGACCTGATCGCGCAGAAGCAAGGCGCCCAGCAGACACTCGACATCGCCCGCTTCGTCTTCGCCAACGTCCCCGGCCTGGACCCCACCGCCGAGGTCGACCGCGCCGCCGCGAAGCCGCCGGCCAACCAGATCGTCTACACCGCACCCATCCCGGCGGAGAATAAGGGTTACGTGAACCCTAGCCAGGTGGTCTACAGCATCAGCGTGGGCTCGGATGTCGGCGACTGGGACTTCAACTGGGTCGGGCTGGAGAGCGCCGAGGGCGTGCTGTTCGCCGTGTCCTACGTGCCACTCCAGCAGAAGCGCCGGAACATCCCGCCCATCCAGGTGGGGAACAACGTCACGCGCAACTTCTTGGTGGCCTTCGACGGCGCCCAGGAGCTGACCGGCATCACCATCGACGCCAGCACCTGGCAGCACGACTTCACCGTGCGCCTGGTCGGCATCGACCGGCGCGAGCGCCAGAGCAATCGCGACCTGTATGGCCGCGCCATGTTCTTCGGCAGCGCACTGCAGCTGGAGAAAGTCGGCAGCACGTATCAGGTCAAACCTGGCATCGCCTACGTCGAGGGGATCCGCATCGAGGTCACGGCCGCCGTCCAGGTGGCGCCGCCGGCCCTGCCCGCCAGCGCCTGGCTGGACGTGGCCCTGGTGCGCTCGGGCAGCGACGTGGTGGCGAGCTACAGCGTGGTGTGGGGCGCGGATCTGGTCGACTACGTGGACGCTGTGGGTGCCCAGCACTACCGCGTGCGCCTGGCCGACCTACCCGACTCGAACACGGTCACCGACCGGCGCCCGGCGGAACCGTTGAGCGCCCCGGTACTGAGCCAGATCGCGCTCCGAAACGGCGACTACGCCGATCTGCGCGCCCGCAGCACGACCAAGGAGGACGTGGGTCTCGGCAACCTGCCGAACGCCAAGAGCGACGACCCTGAGACTGACAGCAGCGACGTATTGGCCACCACCAAGGCGCTCAAGACCGCACAGCGGGACGTGGTGTCGCCGACCGTCGGGCAGGTGGCATCGTTCGCCATGACCACTGCCCCGGCGGGCTGGCTCAAATGCAACGGGGCCGCTATTTCGCGCACCACCTTCGCCGACCTGTTCGCCAAGATCGGCACGACCTTTGGCGCCGGTGACGGCTCCACCACGTTCAACCTCCCGGACCTGCGCGGCGAGTTCCTTCGTGGCTGGGACGATGGGCGTGGCGTGGATACCGCGCGAGCCTTTGGCGGCCGGCAGGACCATCTGCTGGCATCCCACGCACACACCGCCAGTACGGGCGCCGCCGGCTCCCACAGCCACTCCGTCAGCGGCACGGCCCTGAATAGCGGTAGCCACTACCACCATTCCGGCCGGGCGTGGGGAGCCAACGAAAACGCGCCCGCCTACGGTAGCTCAACCATCCCTGCCCGAAACGTCGCGGGCGCGGCCGGCGGTAGCTCTACCAACGCGGCCAACACCAGCACCGCTGGAGATCACAGTCACAGCATCACCGGTACGGCAGCGGCAGTTGGCGATCACGCCCACACCGTAACCGTCAATGCGACTGGCGGCACCGAAACTCGTCCCCGCAACGTCGCGATCCTTTTCTGCATTCGCTACTGAGCCCTGCCCATGACCTCGAAAATCGTCTACCAGACCGATCACGTCGGCATTTTCATCGGTACCGCTGAAGCCGACCCCTGCCCCCTGGAAGAGGACGTCTGGCTGATCCCTGGCGGATGCGTGGAGATCGCACCGCCCAGCATCCCGGCCGGCAAAGCCGCCCTATGGACCGGCGATCACTGGGAGTTGATCGACAACCTGGAAGGCCTCACCGCCTACAGCACGCAGACCGGCGAGCCACGCCAACTGGGGCGACTCGAACCCCTGCCGTCGGGCTTCACGCTGCTGGCTCCGAAGCCCGGCCAGAGCTGGAAAAGTGGGGGCTGGGTAGACGACGTGCCAGCGATCCTGGCGCATCGGTACGCCGAACAAACCGAGGCCATCAACCGGGCCTGCTCCGAAATGATCGTCAGCGGCTTCTCATCCAGCGCCTTGGGCGCCCCGTTCCGCTATAGCAGCGAGCTGGACGACCAGTTGAACCTCACCGGTGCCGTTCTGCGCGGCCAACCGATGCCCTACGCCTGCCGCGACGTGGACGGTGTGAAGGAGTTCCGCCTGCACAGCGCCGAGCAGTTGCGCGCCGTCGGCGACGACTTCACCCACTACAAGCTCCAGCTGCTGCAGCAAGCCGACCAACTGAAGAAACAGCTGGACCAAGCCCTGGCCGCAGGTGATCTGGCCCTGCTCGACGCCATCACCTGGAGCGCTCCGCAGCCATGACCTGGGCACCCGTCACCATGCGCTGGCCCACCCAGGCCACCCAGTGGCTGGGCAACCTCGACGCCGCCAAGGATCTGGCCGGCGGCGAGCTGGCCAACACCGCACAACGCCTCGCCGCCCTGGACGGGGTGGCCACCACCAACCCCAGCCCGGTGGGCGCCGCCGCGCAAGCTGCCGCCGCGGCCGGGCGCGCCGCCATGGCCGGGCAGTTCGACCAGGTGCCGGCCTGCCTGGTTGTGACGCCCTTCCAATCCGGAGTCGGCCAAGGCACCGGCCAGCAGCGCTTCCTCTCGGCGCCGAACCTGCTGCAGCAGCTCGCCAGCAAGCTGGTGGACTCGCGCGACACCGCTCGCCCCGCCGGCGTCTTGTATGCCCTGTCGCTGATGTTCCTCGCCACCCGGTTCGACCAGCTCGCTGATACCCTGGCGCGCTTCAACGCCCTGCTACCGACGCCGGATCTACAGCGCGCCGAACGCCGGTCGCGCCACCTGGCCAGCCTGGAGCAGGAAAAGTGGGAGCTGCCGACTGCTGGGGCGCTGCCGCGCTGGGGTGCCCTGCCGCTGGAGCGCTGCACCGTCACCAAGGCCGCCCGACAGTCCATGGCGGGCCAGCTAGCCGCCCTGGAGAGCCACGCCGACGGCTCGCCGCTGGGAGACCTGGCGGCGCTCGCCGACCGCAAGGCCGCCCAGCAGCTAGCACGCGACCAGCAGCTGGCCGACCTGCAGGCCTCGCTCGCCAACGGATCCGCCGACACCACCATGCGCGCCCGACTGCTCGGCCCCGGCGACCCCGCGCAGTTGGCCACCGAACTGCTCCAGGGCGACGCGCCCGGCCACGAATGGGTGCTGAGCGCCGGACTGCTCCTGGTCGGCCCCCTCGACGGCCTGGCCTTCGTCCGCGAACTGGTGGGCCTATGACCCTGCTCCTGGATGGAACGCAGGTGCGCGGGAAAGGGCTGAAGGTCGCCGCGGCGCTGCGCATAGAGTCGGAAGACCTGTCCGGGCAGACCAGCAATACCGCCTCCGCACACAAGGGCTTCAAGCCCAAGACGCTGGCCATCACCCTGCTGATCCCCTTCGCCGACCGCTCCCACCTGATACAGCTCATGAGCCTGGCGCAGGCCACAGGCAGCGGCGGCCAGCGCAAGGTCTACCGCATCGTGAACGACACCGCCGAGGCCTTCGGCGTTCGCCAGGTGGAATTCAGCGACAGCGTGACCGCGCGCGAGGACGATACCCTGAAAGCCTGGCGGGTCTCGTTCACCCTGGCCGAGAAGCTATCCACCGCCGAGCGCGTGGAGACGCGCCGCCCGGGCAACCCGATCAAACAACAATCCGCACCTGGTCAGGCCGTCGGCGACGCCGCACCGGCGGCCGGCAGCGACAGCGCGGGCGCCGAGCTGACCGGCTTCGAGAAGGTGCTGAAGCGACTGGACACGGCCCTGGAATGAAACTGCACAAGGTGCTGACGGTGGCAGGCGCCGTCTACCCGCTGGTGAAAGACGAGGTGCGCCTGGATCTGCGCAGCCCCGGCCGGGCGGCGTTCACCGTCACCGCGGCCGAGCCCCTGCGCGGCCTGGTGACACTGGACATCGGCTACAACACCGGCGCGCTGCAGCGCCACTTCATCGGCTACGTGGAGCGCTGCACGGCCGCCAACAACCAGCAACAGGTGATGTTCTGCCGCGAGCTGTCCAGCGTGCTCGCCCAGGCGCTGCCACTGAGCCTGCGGCACGTCGACCTGAACCAGGTGCTGGCCGAGATCGCCACGCAGACCGGGCTCCGCTTCCGCGTGCCCGACCAGGCCTACACCCGCACCAAGGCGCCGTACTTCTACAACCTTGCCGCCGGCTTCCAGGCCCTGGACAGCCTGGCGCGCGTCTACAGCGTCCCCGACTTCATCTGGCAGCAGCAGGGCGACGGTGAAGTGTTCGTCGGCAGTTGGGCCGACAGCTACTGGGGCAGCCGGCCCGCCCTGGAGCTGCCGGTGGAGCTGTTCGACGACTATCAAGGCAACCAGGGCGCCGTGGTCGCGGCGCTGCCCGGCCTGCGCCCTGGCATGACGATCAACAATGGCGAGCGGATCACCGCCGTGACCCTCGCCGATACGCAGATGGCCATCCGATGGAAGACGTGATCCGCCGCGCCGTAGAGCGCCAATTCCCCGAGCTGCCCGGCGGCTACCACCTGCCGCGCTTCGGCCGCGTGGTCGCGGTGCCCGACGCCCCCGAGACGCAGGGGCTGTGCGACGACTTCCGCCCGCGCTTCGGCGTGGATGTCGAGGTGTTGGGCGCCGACGGCGAGCCGGATCCGGCGCTGCCGGTGCTCCAGGGCCTGCCGGTGCCGGTGCCCGGCGGCGGCCAGGAGGCTGGACTGTTCGGCTTCCCCGAGGAGGGCACCACCGTCGTGATCGCCTTCGCCTACGGCCTGCCGCACAAGCCCTTCATCCAGCAGATCCTCCCGCACGGACTGAGCCTGCCGCGCGTGCCGAAAGGCGACCAGGTGTGGCAGCACAGCGAGGCGTGCCAGCAGCGCGTGGACGCCGACGGCAACTGGCTGCGCCAGACCGATGGCCGGATCCGCGACCAGGCCGTGGAGCGCCAGGTGGATGCCCAGGACAACGCCGAGCGCTACCAGAGCCACAGCGTCGAGGTGGACGACCATTCGACCGAGAGCGTGGGCGGGACCAAGAAAGTGGAAGCGCTGGGCGCGCTCAAGCTGCTATCGGGCGGATCCGCCAGCCTGGCCGCCGTCGACGACCTGCACCAGGCGACCGGCCGCGACCTGAACCTGGTGGTGGGGCAGAAGCTGAACGCCACCGTGGGGGGCGACCTCCAGGAGCGAATCCAGGGCGTCCGCCGCAGCCTGGCGCCGCAGACCTGGCTCGGCTCCGAAGGGGTCAACGTACTCCAGGTGCTCTGCGATCTGCTGGACCTGGTGGAGCAGATGAACACGCAGATCGCCGGTCACGTCCACGCATCGAGCCCGCCCCCCAGCAACGCGGGGGCCTTCTCCGCCAACGCCTCGCAGGCCGCCAGCCTGGGCGGCCAGTTGAAGCCGATCACGGCGTAGAACGGGCACCACAGCTCCCTTCTGCTGTCACCAGCGCCTCTTGCGACGCCCGCGCCCTGCAAACGAAAAAGCCCGCCAGATGGCGGGCTTTTTCTATGCGCTCTGCAGCACCTTGATGGCCGCATGGGCCAGGAATCCCGAGCGGCTTTTCTCGTCGGGGTGGTGCTTCACGTAGTCGTCAATTCGCTTGAGCAGGTAGCCCGGCAAAGTAATGTTCAGCTTTTCGGCCTTGCCCATGAACTGGGTGACGTCGATATCGACCAACGCCCATGTGCAACCGGCATATTCCGGATTGGCAGCGTGTACGGTCGCCTTGCTGGCTACAGGGATAGGCTCGCCATCCTCCGCCAGAATCGCCAGGTGGCCTTCGATGGCTTCGCGCGCCATCACCATAGCGTCGTCCAGGTCATCGCCAGCCGAGAAGCAGCCAGGGATATCAGGGACTTCTACCCCCCAGGCGTGATGTTCATCGCCGGGGGAAATCGCGATTGGATAGAGCATGTCTCGACTCCTTCGAGGGAACCCAGCTCATTTGAGTTGGGCTTGTTTCATGATGCTGTTGACGGTCTTTATCAGTAGATCCTTCTTGGGGTGTGGGATCGTGACCAGTCCACTCTTGGTTGGGTGCTTGAAGTGGTGGTGATCGCCAGTAACTCGCACCAGATACCATCCGTCCGCCTCGACAATTTTGATTAGCTCGCGGCTCTGCACTTTTCCCTCCGCCCCGTTCCGCATGGTGGTTATTGTACCCACCAAAACACACTAATCAACACCATACCCACCAGTCGCCAAAAAAAATGTCCCGTCAAGAAAATCGACGGTTGAAACGGACTTGTCCCCCTCCCGCCGACGGGCTTTGCGTGATTTTTTTGTGCAACCCGGGCGGGGGGTGCAATCGGGGCGCCGGCCCAGCACGGCCGCGGGGTTCTACAGGTGGGCAGGTTTTTCACGATGTGAAAGGAAATGCAGGGCTGTGAAAGCCAGTGCGGTCCAGAGTGTCCACATAACGTCCACACACGCGCAGGAAATGTCCCCCAAATATCCCCAAATATCCGAGAAAACCCGCTCCATGCGGGCTTTTCCCCGGCACGTATGACCGTAGCAACCCATCAACAATTATTTCGACGAAGGCGAGTGACCGCCCGTCCGCACCGCGCCGGGCGCTAGCCCAGCGACGTATCCAGCACCATCATCAGGCAGAAGCCGACGATCAGCCCCAGGGTCGCCTCCCCGGCATAGCCGC